TCGGACACCGTCGTGCTGAGTCTGGAGCACTCGCTCGTCTCCTTGTCAAAATGGGAGTCGAAATGGGAGATTCCGTTCCTCAGCAGTGAGGACAAGACTACGGAACAGACTCTCGACTAAATAAAGATGATGAATCTCGGAGCAGATTTTTCTGATGAGCTCTTTCAGAGGTTCTCGGAAGACAACTTCAAGGCAATTGACAATTACATCAACGCTAAGATGACTGCTACATGGTTCAGGGATCAGCCTGCTACTCCTAGTCAGGAAGTAGTTACCGCTGAGCTGATCTACTACTGGATGATCGCGCTCTCAATTCCTTTTGATTGTCAGGAGTGGCATCTCAACCGGCTGCTGACGCTCGTCAAGGTCTGCAACATCAAGAACGCTCCGAAGGACAAGATGAGCGCAGCGTCAGCGGCAAAGCAGAACCGTGAACTCAATGCGCAACGTCGTAATGCGATGGGAACTAAGGGGTGACATGACCAGAGTTGTATGGGATGCTCCGGGAGAGCGCCTCTACCGTACGGGAATCGATCGCGGAATGCTCTACATTGACGACGTCGTCCCCGTAGCAGTTCCCTGGAGTGGCCTGGCGAGTGTTACAGAGTCGCCGGCCGGAGGAGCTTCACAGCCTTACTACATCGACGGGCAGAAAGTCCTGGATACCACGACAGGAGAGGATTTCGGGGTATCGATTGAGGCCTTCTCAGCGCCTCTCGAATTCGCTCCGTGTGCAGGAAGGCTTCGCCTGTCGGCAGCGCTGTTTGCGGCAGATCAGCCAAAGAAGACTTTCGGGTTTGCTTACCGAACACTGACAGGAAACGATGTGTCCGGCTCGTCTTTCGGGTACAGGATTCACATCATTTACAACGCTCTTGCCTCAATTTCTGACTTCGTGCACACAGCGGACGACGGAAAGGCAGGAGCCAAGACATATTCCTGGGCAGTCACTACAGTCCCGGTTTTCGTAGACGGATACAAGCCCACGGCGCACTTCGTGTTCGATACCCGGCTTGATGGCGGTCATATTATCGACACGCTCGAGAGCGTTCTTTACGGAGATGACAGTAATGCTCCGAGAATGCCCACTGTAAGTGAGCTCGCCGGTTTCCTGGCGTCTGTTGGTGTCGAGTGGTGGGATCTTACCAGTCTTTCGGACTTCCCGGGCGGAGCACTCAAGGGAGATCTTGGTGTCGACTTCACTTCGAGTAACATGTACGCCGACACGACGGTTGTTCCTACGGCATACTGGTGGAATCTGACTGACCTGGACGACTTCCCGGACGATGCACCGATCGGTGACTGGGGTGTCGACATGAACACTGGCGATGTCTTCAAGAAAACTGGATAGGAGGAGTCGTGCGTGTAACATGGGACGGCTCTGACCGTCCGTACTCTCTCGGGGTCAGTAAGGGCATGCTGTATCCTGATTCCGATATTTCTCCGGGGGTTCCCTGGAACGGGCTGGCTTCAGTAACAGAGAAAGGCGACGCAAGTCCTACTTCGCTCTACCTCGATGGAAGCAGGTACAAGAGCCAGCAGGCTTCTTCTGTCTTTTCCGGAGTAATCGGCGCTTTCACTTATCCAGATGAGTTTGAGCCGTATAACGGTTTCCTCGACGGTGCAACGGGTCAGTCAAGAGGATCATTCGGTTTCTGTTACCGGAATAACAGAGAGCTTCACCTGGTTTACAACGCGAAAGCAGCACCATCAAGTGATCGTTACCTGTCAATGGGCGACAGTACAAGTACGGTTACGTTTTCGTGGGTATTCACTACTCTGCCGGTAAAATTCCCCGGGGGGAAACCCGGCTCACACATCGTGATCTTGACCGATAAAGCCGACCCAGGTGCTCTTAGTGCTCTCGAGGATTTGCTTTACGGGAGCGCAGATGTTGATCCATATTTGCCTGATCCTGCATCTGTGATTGAAGTATTCGAGTCACATACCGTGGTTAGAATCACGGACAACGGGGATGGCACGTGGACGGCGACAGGGCCAGACAGCGTTATTACCATGCTGGACTCTGTTACGTTCGATATTGACTGGCCTTCTGCGGAGTTCATCGACGCAACTACGTACCGAATCTACTCGCTATGACGGAGAGGTCAACGTGGCAGAAGTAACCGGCCTCACGGCCGCAAGAATGCAGGAAATCGTCGATGCGAGTGTCGTTTCCGGGTCTGTTGACGGGTCTGGTCACCTGATTCTTCATACTCACGACGGAGGTACAGTCGATGCAGGAGACGTGATAGGTCCGCAAGGTGATCCAGGCCCAACAGGCCCTGTGTCTCCTGCTCCTACGGGAAGCGTCATTATGTTCGGATCGGTTACGCCTCCTTCGGGGTGGGTGGTATGTAATGGGGCTGCGATTTCCAGGACAACACAGGCCGCTCTTTTCGCTGTGATCGGAACATCTTTCGGGGTCGGGGATGGCTCAACGACATTCAATGTTCCGAACATGACTGGCCGTTTTCCGAGGCATCAGAGTCCTCCTGGCGGTACTGGCGGAGCAGACAACCATCCGCATACTCATAGTATGGCGCAGCATAAGCATCAGCTGAGCGGGGGTAGTCCGGAAGGCGTTGCGCACATCACGATGAACCCGAGCGTGATGTACATGGAGAAGGTCACCGGGGCCGTTGGCTGGAGCCCTGACACGCAATCCGGTCAGGCAAGCGCAGGTTCCAGTGGTACACTCAATGCGGGAGCGAAACTAGCAGGTAACTCTGCTGTGGAAGGCGCCACTGTTACCGGCTCGGACAACACGAACACGGATCCGCCGTACGTGAACTTCGTCTTCATCATCAAACTCTGAAGAAAGGAGGGCTGTATGACTAAGGTTCTGCTCGGTAACATTAAAGGACCTGAGGGTCCTGCCGGCGCTGGCGGATCTGGATTGTCTGTTGCTGGCATTGTCGGTAACGGGGTAACCGATGACTCAGCGGCTATTCAGGCGGCCTTGTCCGCAGTCGGCTTGACTGCAGCAATGACGATTCTTATCGTCAGCTCTCCGATAGCCGGCGGCAGTATCTATATAAACTCGACTGTGCAGATCAAGAAGAGCGGCATGACACTGCGCTTTGCCTCGCCGGTGATCTTCGGTCCGCTCGGGCGCATCAGGACATACGGTGCGTATGCTTCAACTCCCGTATCCGGTTTCCCGCACCTGACCACGAATGCCAATGCCGGGGATACGTCAGTCATTGTCACCAACCGGACATATTTCGCTGCCAATACGTACATCGAGATCCGCGGCGATCATGACGCGACTGGCGCGGCCATGTGGCAGGACTATGCTCTTGTCACGAGTGTTACCCCAGGATCAGGGACGACAGGGACGTTGCACCTGGCGGCGCCGCTGGTCAACAGCTACACGGTCAGCTACACGTCTGGCTCGTTCAGTGAGATCGTGGCGATCGCCTCGGCGCTCTTCACTGTTTCCCCGAATCGCGGAGACCGTGTGGCTGTCGTTGGCTCATCTGCTGCCTTCCTAACCGGCGACTACGTCCAGATCCTCGATGACTCTGTGACTACGAGCTCGGCTGGTGCACCTCAGCCGGAGAACTACGCCCGGCGTGAGATAGCGCAAGTCCGGTCAGTCATCGATGGTACGCATATTCTGTTCGACAGGGCCCTGCATCACTCATACACCACAGGACAGAATGCGCGTATTGCGAAGATTGCTCCTGTCGTCGACTCGCACGTCATCGGTGCTCAGGTGTCCTGGAATGCACAGTCAACTACGCTTGCCGCATTTGAGCAGCGATTCACTGTAGACTGCAGTTTCAGGGACTGCGTGGCTACGGGAGCGACATATTCATGGCTCAATCAGGCTTACCGTACGAACGATAGCTACGGTTCGTACATCGAGAATTGCCAGGCCACCAACCCGGCGCTGTCCAGTGCAGGCCAGGGATACGGAGCTACGCTTTACGGCTCGAGTCACTGCAAGATCCGGAACTCACGCTTCAGCGGCTGCCGGCACAGCGTCCTGTTTTACAACGGAGCTGCGGGTAACCTGGTTGAGAGCTGCACGTCGAACAATGCGCTCATCAGTGACTACGATATGCACGGCGCCAACGCAAGAGACAACCGGGTTGCACACTGTCTCGCAGTAGGCGGCTCCTCGGTTCCGGACGACTCAGCCACGCCCATCAAGGCTGCGTTCAAGCTCGGCAATGAGAACCATGTCGAGGGCGATCAGTACAATACCTTCGAAGACTGCTGGGTGGTCAACTATATTTACAATGGAACGGCAGGAGCGTTCCAGGTTGTACCCCAGTCGGCTCACAACACGTTCAAGAACTGCCGGGTTACCGGGGCTTCCTATGGGATCCGGCTAGTTGCCAACTCCAGTGCCACCACTCTGGTCACTTCAGACACAGTGTTCGATGGCTGTGAGTTCGAGGACTGCACCAATCTGACCAACATCGATGGCGGTGCGAGTTCGATCCTCTCCGGTTTGTTGCTGAAGGGCAACACGTTCACGAGGGCAACGACCAAGTTCGCAGTCGCGAATGCTGACAAGGTTCGCTTGCAGAACAACATCTGGCTGGACCCGAATCAGGGCGCCACGGTGTACGCAGTCGATGCAAGCGGAGTTACGCACCTCTCAGTCAAGAACAACGACATGAGCGGATGCTACCGTGGTGTCAAGCTGGCGACGTGCCCGAGTGCACGCATATTCCGGAATGTCATGCACGATCTGGTGGACACTACCCTCTACGAGGATGCCGGCGGCAATACGGGCGCATACTTCGCTGAGAACGATGTTATCGGCTTTACGCCGTTCTTTAATTACCCGCAGCCAGTTGGAGTGCGATATTCCGGCAGTGGTCCGAGTGCGCAGCAGGTGATCCGTACTGTCAGTAACTACATTCAGGATTCGCCACAACAGCACGGCTATGTCGAGTGGAATTACGACCCACTTGACACACAGTCGACGTCTTCGGTGTCGCCAACTGCTGGCGCGATCTATCGGTTCAAGTTTACTGCCAAGAATGGCGGTCCTGTTTCGTCAATAGAGCTAGACGTTAGTGCTCCAGGCACTGCAAGCACTGGTGCAGCTAACAGCTTTATTGCTCTGTATGATGATACAGGCGTTAGATTTGCGCTTTCAGCAGATCTGTCCTCTGCATTCGAGAATGGCACGACAGGAGTCCGAAACTTCTCTCTCGGCTCGACAGTGAACCTAGTGGTGGGCCGAGATTACTACGTCGAGCTTCTTATCGGTACGCAGTCTGCAGTCCCAATTGCATTCTCGCGTGCAGGAACTGTGCTTGGGCCTCTGAATGCTAATCAGACCAACGCGCAGTCGCGTTTCATGACAGATGGAGTAGGAGCTTCGGCACTTGCCAATCCGATTACGCCATCAGCCGCAGCACA